ATCGTCCACTATCGGCGGTTCGGCGTATCGCCATTGGTATCCCGTCAGCGTGTAGTCCGCTGCGGCACTCACGCCGCTTAGCAGCTGCGATGGAATCGTGAATGGCAGATACTCGCCTTGCCTGCTGATGTAGTGGCTTAGAATGCTCAGCATGTTGGCCTCAGTGAGGCTGATAAATGTCAACCTCAGCGTGCTGGCTAGCATCACATTGGAATGCCGCACCCTGCCTTCGCGGCCATCCCACGCACGAAATGCGGTGTGCGGGTAATTACCAGTGGTGAAGACGCGAGAGCTGGGGATCAGCGCAGGGAAGGTTGTCATGGCAGAAGTGGGTCGTCTGGGTCAAAACCTGGGGCGTAGTTTCCATCCCAAGACGCTTCAACGGTTGAGGCATTATTAGAAAACTCCCAGATCCCTGCGGCGATTTGCAGTTTCCCCGTTCCATCCGCGCCATTTGAAGAAATAGTCAGTGTCTGAATAAGCGATCCAGATGCACTCACCCGCTGCACGCCAGCAAAGCCCGACCTTGAAGAGGTGTATTGCGTTGATGTGTATGTGACTGAACTTGTCCAGTCTGGCGCAGTGCCATTTGGTGTTACACCTGCAAGACTTGTGTACCGGACTCTCAGCTTTTCGCCATTTGCGATGCTAACCCATGCGGTTGTTGTATTGATTGTGGCTGGCTGTGCATACCACCCATTGCTCCAGCTCACCCCTTTCCACCGCGCATAGCTGTAAATTGACGGATCGAAGACGAGTGTCGTTATCGGGTCCGTCCTCTGCTCTTCCCCTGTCGGGCAAGAAACCCGGAATGAAACGAACTTGCCATTCCAGTCGCCACCCAGCTCCTCTGGTGGCGTGACCGGAATGCTCCATTCCACATCCTCCTGCACTATCGCGTTGGCTTCATCACCAACCACGCCAATGATCCGCGTAATAGTGCCGCCTTCACACACGCCTTCCGGTGGGATGACCGCTTCACCAATGGTGGGCGTGCCCTGTACCGGGCCAAGTGCTGTGGCGTCCTGACCATCAGAGGGGTTGGCAGCAGCCTCACCAATCCCACCGCCACCGCCAGAGCCGCCACTGGACCCGCCGCCGATATCGCCAATATCAATGTCATCAAGCACGATATCCTCGCCGGCATCTACGGCTACATCCGTTCCGATATCAAACCCACCAGGGTCAAACTCATCACCCGGCACAATGAACTCCTCAGTGGGAATGGTGTTATCCGTAGGGGAGTTGATATCACAGCCCACGCCGGTGGCATTGGTATCCAGCAGGATGCCAGTGCCTGTGGCATTGGCCACCAGCAGCGACACGATGCTGCGGTTCTGGTCATCAATCGGGAAGTGGCTGCATTCGTAGCTCACGTCCCCGGCCAGTGTCTTGCTGATCCGCTCCACCTGGTACAGGTAGTCATGGCTTGACTGGCCGCTACCGCTGGCCTGTCGGCTCAGCTTCACCCGCACAATGTCGCCCACCGTCAGGATGCGATTGTGCGCCTGGGGCCTGGCAGCAAACCTCACAGTATGCGTCACATACGTGCGGCGGGCCAAGATGTAGGCACCCACCTTCACAGCATGCAGCTCGGTGGTGCAGAACTCGCTTAGGTCGTGCGACTCATACGGGCCAGTCTCGGCCGTATTGATGAACCGCACCTCAGCGGTGCGGATGATGGCGGCATCATCCTCGAGCTCCTGCCGCCAGGTCATCTGCGCCACAAACGGCTGCCGGTCGGCCCAGCTGGTGTACTCAATCTCAAAGGTGCCCGGCAGGATCAGGCTTTCATCGAAGACGTACTCAGGCGTGATAGCCGTGGTCTTGAGGGTGCCGTCATTGTTGACCGGCAGCAGGGGCCGCAAGCCTTTCTTTCCGCCCACATTGCTCTCGCCCAGCAGGAAGTACGGCGCCCAGCCGGCGATGAAGTCGCTGTAGTTCTGCGCGTCCTGAATCCAGCAGTTGCACAGGAATTGGTTGGCCTCGAGGAAGGTGGCCGCACTGGTGAAGGCTGCCGTATCAATCAACGCGGAAGGCACCCGGCTGCTGTTGATCAGCATCCAGCGCACCAGGTCAGCGAAGTTATCGCTTGGCCCGGTGACGCTATCCGTCAGCCGGGTGACCCGCATCCCGCCGCGGATGAAGATATGCACCTGCCGCTTCCACTGGTCAAAGCCATCGGGGATGGTCACCTGGAAGCTGAGCGTGGTCATGCTTGGGTACAGGCCAATCGACCCGCAGATGTAACTCGCCTCCGGCTTGTCGTACCCATCGCGCTCGACGATGTAGTTGCCCGGCAGCCAAGTGCCAGCGCGGCGGTTGTAGGTCTGAGTATGGCTCCCTACCCGGCAGGCCCGCTGGAAAACATCCTTCACCGGGATGGAATCCATCTGGCCCTCGCCCAGCACCAGCAGATACGACGCAGTGACCGCATTGCTGGTGTCGTTTTCAAACCTGCATTCAGACGCACCGGGGCTGATCAGGATCCCACCGGCACCATTGCGCCTGCGGGCGAAGACGATGGGTACCGGCTCGCCAAACTCAATCGAGCGCTGATCCGTATCCAGCCGGCCACCACCAGCCGCACCATCCTGCTGTGATGGGTTGGGCACTTGGCCCGCTTGGATGGCGAGCAGGGCAAGCGGATCGGATGCCTTCAGCCAGCTCACAGCCTGCACCCCTTGCCCATGATCTTGGTGGTGAACTTCCGCGGCGGGATCTGAGCACCCACTGGACTGAGCGCATTGCCCAGCTGAATGGTCATGCTGGTGAGGCCACCACTACCGCCAACCACTTGGCCGGTGAAGGCTGCCACCAGCTCCTGCGCCGCCTGCGGTGTGCTGTTGCCCAGGATGGTGTCGAACTGGTAGATGCTCAGATCCACCAGCCGGCCCTTGCTGATCGCCGCCTCAAAGGCTTGCATCACCAGCGTGGTAGCCGGTGCGGTCACGGTGATATCAGTCTCATCGCCACTGATGCCGGCGGTGATGCCATCTGCGATGAAGGGCACGTACTGCCAGCTCTGGCTATCCCAAGAGACGGTGCTACCGCCGTAGTAGCTCTGCCACCGCTGGTGCGTGATCCCAGTGGTGTCATAGATGCGCAGGTACTGGGATTGTGCCCTAGCCATCAGGCCCTCCCCAGCGCGATGCGTGCGGCTGGTGTCCGCAGTCTGCCGATCACCCCATCAGCGGTCACGCGCATGGCCTTCTCCAGATCCTCCATGCGGACGTAGCGCTGCCCGTCAAACTCGAGCACCGGCCCGGTGGTGATATTGATCACGGGCGCCCGGCTGCTGGTGCTGCCACCGCTGGACGATGGGATCACGTCAGCGCCGCGGGAGCCAGCCAGGAACCTGCTCGAGGCGGTCGCCATCTTCGACTCAGGGACGATGTATTCCCGCTCGCCACCTTCGCCCACCATTGCCAGCGTGGGCCGGCTGACCAGGCCGCCTTGGGCGAAGGCGGGCACCGTGAAGGTCGGGACAAAGGGCAGATCAGGGCCGGGCAGAGAGTTGAAGCCAGCAATCAGGCGGTTGATCATGCTGGCGATGCTGTTAATCCGGCTGGCCATGTAACTCAGCAGGCCATTGATCACAGCCTTCACGCCATTCACCACGCCGTTCCATACCCGGCTGACGGCTTCCGCTGCGCTATTCATCACCTTCGGCAGCAGGCCCATCACAGCAGTCCAGGCCTTGCTGATCGGATCCACCACGTAGGTCATAAAGCCCTTGCCGATGGCTTGCCATACGCCTGTGACCCCCTGCCACCAGCGCTTGGCGCCATTTGTGATGAGCGTGCCGATGGTGGTCAGGCTGTAGCCCACAAACTGCACCAGCCCATTCCAGAGCCCAGCCCAGAACTGACGGATGGGTTCACCCCAGTTCCACAGCCAGGCCACGAACTTCATCAGCGGCTCACGGAAGGCAATGGCCATCGCCACTACGGCGGCCACTGCAAGCACGGTCCAGCCAATGGGGCCAGAGAAGAATGCCAGCAGGGCCGGGATCAGCGTGCTGCCAATCCAGGCCAACACACCCTGCAGGGCAGGGATCAGGCCGGAGATAAAGGCGAACTTGATTGCCCCTGCGGCGAAGCTCGCTGCAGTCCCCAATGCCGTGAAGGTGACGCCCATCTTGCCCAGCAGGGTGACAGCCGAGAGGATGAATGGCGCGGCCAGCACCAGCGTGGACACAATGCCGCCAATTGTGACCAATGCCGTGGTGAGCGCAGGGTTCTGCTGAGCGAACTGACCGATTGCCGTCAGCAGGGGATTGAACGCTTCAACCAGCTTCACCAGTGTTGGCAGAACAACCTCGCCCACCACGATCTGAAGCGCTGTCAAATTGTTCTGGAATAGCTGCAGCTTGTTGGCTGCAGTCTCTGACCGTACTTGGAACTCAGCCAATACGGATCCGGTGTATTCACCCTTTGCGCTAGCCAGCCCAAGGATCCGCTCAAGTTCTCCCAGGTTGGCAACTAGCGGGGCCAGGCCTCTTGCCTCATCACCAAACAGATCAGACAGCACCGAGATCTGCTGGCTCTTAGGCAGGTCACGGATCTTGCCCAGCACTTCCATGATTGTGCCAATCGCATTGCCCTGGAGCCTGTCTGCAAACCCTTGGGCAGACTCTGCCGCAAGCTCCGCGCCGGTTTTCTTGGCGCTGGCCTTGGCGGCGTCAAGTGCGCTTTTTTCCTGCGCTTCAATCGCCTTGTAGCGTTCATCCACGCCTTGGATTTCCAGATCCTTCTGATCCTCAAGCTGATCTTTGACGGCCTGTTGGCGATCCCGATCAGCCCGCCTGCGTAGGTTCAGCTCCTGTTCGGTGGCATCTCTGATTGCATCGATGCGTGATTTATATAAACCCTGGATACGTTTGATCTCTGCCTTGGCTGATGCCCCCGTAGCCTCTTCTCGGGCCTGCGCAGCTTCAATCGCTAGCTCCTGTTCGTACTGAAGGGCATTGATCTGTGCATCCGCTCGGTCCTGCAGCCCATCTTCATACGCTGCAGATTCGTCATCCCATGTGTCTTGCAGCGCCTGCTGCATGTTGCGGTAGCGGCGGTTGATCTCTTTGGTTAGCTGATCGGTCTCATTTCGTGCCGCTTCAAGGCGTCGCCGGCTCTGCTCCTCAACAACTCGAGTCAGCTCTTTCTCTTTGTCTTCGGCATCAACCATTGAGTAGCCAAGACGGCGCAGTGCAGACTTCTGCCGATCCGTCATGCTCGGCCCTTTGCTCAAGGCCTTGATCATGTTGTTAAAGCTGGTTGCTGCAACTTCTGCCTGAACGCCGGTCTGGATCATCGCAGCACCAAATGCTGCGGTTTGCTGCCCACTCAATCCAGCCAGCTTGCCAACGGCACCAGCTCGGCTCATGAACTCAATCAGGTTTGCCGCAGTTGAGCCAGTGTTGTTGCTCAGGTAGTTGATCGCATCAGCAAGGTCCCGCACACCTTCAGTGCTCAATCCGAGTGACACCTTCAGCTGAGACAATGACCGACCAGCATCTGCGGCGGTCATATCAAAGGCAACACCCACTTGCGCCACAAGCGTGGCAAAGCCCTTCAGCTCCTCCTTCGCAATGCCAGATTGCCCAGCGGCGGCATAGATCTCCGCAAAGCCTTTGGCTGTGATCGGCATCTGCCGTGACAGCTCAAGGATCTCGGCTTTCATCTCACCAAAGGCCTGCGGTGATTCCAGGCCATTTACCACCTTGCGCACATCCGCCATGCTCGACTCAAAGTCGATAGCAGCACGCGCAGCAAGGCCAATCGCTACTCCAAACCCAGTTGCAGCAGCAGCAGCTGCCTGCCATGCAGAGCTGCCCACCACTGCCTTGAAGGCACCCTTCGCCTCACCAGCAGCCTTCTCTGCTCCCTGGATCCCCTTCTCCAGAGCGGTGATGTTCTCTAATCCAACAACCTTGGCCGCAATTCTCAGGACGGCCTCAAGATTCATTGCCATCAGCGTTTCCTCCCGCCTGGCCTAGCACCTGGCTTGTTGCTGCCCTTTGCGGCTTTCGCCACCTCTGCGTTGAACAATTCTTTGGCGCGGCCTTCCATGATCTGCAGATCCTCGAGTACCTGGCGCCTGTTATCCACAGCGTAAAGATCCATCAGCTGCAGCACCACGCCATAGTCCATCCCCATCACGCCGCTGCTCATCGTGCGCCACTGGGTTTGGCACCGCAGGAACATGAGCACCGCATCTTCATGCTCCTGCCACACCTCATACTCAACCGGCTGCAGCATCCGCTCAGGTAGTGCTGATGCATCCGCGCCATACGCTGCTAGGTCAGCCAGCAGCTCATCGTTCACGCCGCCGTCACCGTGAAACCAGTGATCAACGGCGCCTGTCAGTTTTTTCTCTTCGCCACCTCGATGGACTCACCCCAGGCGCGGATGATCTGACCAGCGACCGTAGGGATCTCCAGCAGCTGGTTTAGGGCCGCCTCGCTGAACGGGATCTCTTTGCCCTCGTCATCCACCACTCCGCTCCAGCCGGCAATGATCTCCTTGGCGCCATCCTGATCCTGAATCTCCTCCTCTGGATCCAAACGGCCCAGCTCCTGCAGCCGGCCCAAGCGGCGGATCTCATTGATCCGCGCCTGGGGGATCCGGCGGAACTCACCATCAAAGGTGTGCTTCTCACGCCTGCCGCCATCAGCAGGGATGATCAGGGTTACCGGCCACTTGTAGGTAGCCGACTGCTTCAGGACAAATGCCATCTGTTGTCAGGGGTAAGGAGGGAAGAGTGCTGATCAGGTCAGCGTGATGGTCATCTCGTCATTGCCGGCCGAGGTGGGAATCGGCATGAACGGCAGGTTCAGCATCATCACGCCATCCGAGTCTGCATAGCTGGGTGAATCCAGATTGCAGGTCGGGGCGTTGAAGGTGATGATGTTGCCGGCGGTCTGCCCGTGCTGCCAGGTGATCGCTCCCAGCGTCTGAGCCGACACGGCAGCAAAGAAGTCCTTCTGCCCAGCACTGGAGCCCACGATGGGCGCCTCGATGCTGATCTCCCCAGACGGTGCCCGCTCGGTGATCAGGACCTGCTGGGTGCAACCTGCCAGCTGACGGAAGGGCGTCTCGTTGCCCAGATCCAGGGAGAAGCTCTCCAAGCAAGCGGAGAAGCTGAATGCCGAGACTGCCGTAGTGTTAACGCTGTTCACCACCACCGGATCAGCCTGGTTGTCAAAGGTGGGTGTTGCCGCCGATGCAGCGGTGACGGCGTTGTAAATCCCCATCATCTGGAAGCTGATCTTCGGGATCTCACCAGCACTCAGGTTGAACGTGGCCGTACCGCGGCACCCCGTCACCAGGTGCTTGTTGCCGTCAGCGTTGAAGTCCAGCGTGACGCTGGAGAAGGTGCCGCTCACCGGCGTGTAGATCACATCCGTGCCAGGGGTGCCGCCTTGGGCAAAGCCGCAGGCCAGCAGGATCCGGCCCC